ACTATACAACATCTCCAAGCGGTCAAAATAATGCTACAAGATTACAATGGACAAACGCGACAAATTATATATATCAATCTTTATCACACGTTGGTAGTGATTTTACTTTATCTATATATTTAAAAAGCAATACAAATGTTAGCCAAAACGTTAGGTTATTTATGGATAACGGGGCTCAAGCTAAAGATGTGGTAGTAACAACACAATGGCAAAGATTTGATGTCACAAATACAATAACACCAACACAATCAAATAGAAATGTAGGATTAATAAAAAGCGGTAGCCAAGTTGGGGATTTAGATATTAGCATTTGGGGTGCACAATTTGAGGCTCAATCTTATCCTACAAGCCTAATTCCAACATCTGGCTCAACAGTAACGAGAAACCAAGACGTATGCACCAATGGAGGTAGTTTAGCAAGTATAAATAGCACAGAGGGTGTTTTATATGCAGAGATAGCAGCTTTAACAAAAATAAATCCAAGTGGCAATATTACGCTATCAGATGGAACTGGTAATAATAGAATTTATATATATTATTTAATTGACAATTCAATTTCTGTAATCTACAATGTTAATTCTACTGGTGCAAGTATTAATAATTTTTCACTTGCTAATATAACAGAACAAACCAAAATAGCGGTTAGATGGGGTAATAGTAATGTTTCAGTATGGATAAATGGAGCAAGTGTTTTAAGTAATACAACAAGCAACTTTTTACCAAATACATTAAATGTTTTATCTTTTGCAAAGCCATCGGGCGGAGTACCTTTCTTCGGCAAAACAAAAGCACTTGCAGTTTGGAAAGAGGCTTTAAGCGACCAAGAACTTGCTGACCTTACTTACCCAACACCAACTGATCCTACGTTTGCTTTAGACTTTGATACGATAGCAACTGATTTCACATTTGCTAGAGGCTCTGAGGCTACATACGTAGATGCACAAGGGTTAATAAAAAGTACTAATGAGATAGGAAGTGAATTGATTACTAATGGAGATTTTGCTACAGATAGTGACTGGTCAAAACAAGATGGCTGGACTATAAGTGGAGGTACTGCTAACGCTAATATGATATTAGGTGGTAATGGTAATATATATCAATCTGCATTGGTAGTTGGTAAAACATACGAACTTACTTTTACTGTTTCTAATTACGTTCAAGGATATATTAGAAATGTGTCTCAAACTGGTTCAATACCTTTATACCAAAGTAATGGTACATTTACAGAGACATTTGTTGCAAACAATTCTAATCTTTTTATGAATGCAAACGTAGCGGCATCAACACAACTTTCAATAGACAATGTATCTGTAAAAGAGGTAATATCTGCAACTAACACTCCTAGATTAGATTACTCAACGGGAGCAGAGGCATTTTTACTAGAACCGCAGAGTACAAATTTAATACCTTATTCAGAGGATTTTAGTGATGCAAGTTGGACTAAATTTGGAAACACTGTTGTAACACCTAACACTGTTATTTCGCCAGATGGTACTTTAAACGCAAGTACAGTTACTGGGTTAAGTGGGACTGGTTCAAATGATTTACGATATGTAAAAAGTGGTAGTACTGCAAATAATACTTATACATATTCTGTTTATTTAAAAGGAAGTGGTACTGTAAGAATACAATTATCCAATGGAATAGACCAAGGTTTTGATAGTAATATTACGTTAACATCTGATTGGAAAAGACATTCTTTAACAAGCACTTTTAACGCGACAGTTACTCCAAATTTAACTGCCAATCTTGATGACCTTAATGGTCAAACCGCTACAACTTATGACATTTGGGGCGCACAATTAGAACAACAATCCTACGCTACAAGCTACATTCCAACATCGGGAACATCAGTTACGCGTAACCAAGAAACTTGTATAAACGCAACACCAGAGATAAACAGCGAGGAAGGTGTATTGTATGCAGAGATAGCAGCTTTGGTAGATGAGGGGCATAAATATATTTCTTTATCTGATGGAACAACATTAAACAGAGTTACAATAGAATTATATCCACAACCAAACATTCTTGTCGCAAGATTAACTAGTAATAATGTTCAACAAGCTTTTTTAGTTGCAACTAATATAAATAAAGAAAATTATAATAAAATAGCTATAAAATACAAAGAAAACAACTGTAGTTTTTGGGTTAATGGTGTAAAAATAGCAACTGACACAAGTGTAGTTACTCCAATAGGTTTATCAAAATTATCTTTTAATGATGGAGGTGGTACGAAATTCTTCGGAAACACTAAAGATGTACAAGTTTACACAAAAGCATTATCGGATGCGGAACTAATAAAATTAACAACATGATGCAAATTTATAAAACTGTATTTGATACAGAACAACAAGGTAAAGACATCCTAATATCCAAAGGGGTATGGGAAGAGGTAACCGAAGAGGGTGTAACAACCATGCAGTTTACAAACGGAACAGCAGCAGTGGTGAACATTGGTAAGGTGGTTGAGACACCTGGGACTTACGGTCCTGATGGTCACGAGATAACACCTCCAGTTTATTACCCAGGGTGGGCGTATGATGTAATGTCTAGCGACCTACTTGATTTCGGAACATACGAAGTGTTCCCAGGGGATGTAGCGGCACATAGTTTTATGGGTTGGCCAAGAGGCGCAGAAGTACCGCCTGTTGACCAGTAAACTATTAAGTAGGGTTATTTTCGCGTAATAATATAACTATAATAATTAATTATATAAAATCAAGTAGAAATGGAAAAAGTAAAAGATTACACTGAGTTTGAAGATGTTGTTAATGACTCTACAACTAAGAAACTAAGCGATGCAGAGCTTAAGGAATTACAAGAAGCAATGTATGAAGTAAATCAAATGCAGATGCAGATTGGTGGAGTCGAAGCACACAAGATAGATCTTGTATCTAAATTCTCTATACTGATTAAAGAATTAGAGAGCACTAGAAACATATTAGAAGGCAAATACGGATCTGTTAATATAGACATAAATACAGGTGAAATTCAAGATATAAAAGAAGATGAGACTAATACGAAAGATTAGTATTGGTCGAGACTATAAAAGCGATGCCATGCATTACTCTGTTGGACAGGAAGTGTATGGTGGTCATATTATAGAGAACATCATAGAAGAGGATAATAAGTTTTCGGTTTACATAAAAAAAGCTGACGAATTAATGCCTTGGAAGGACTTTTACAAAACCATGTCTATCGCTGTTGAATATGATCTACAGTACTAATGAAAGGGTATTTAGATTTTATTGTAAAACCAGTTGATGGTAGGTACAACAATAGAAAATTTGTTGATGGTAAGGAATTGATATTAAATACGGAGTTAGAAAACCACAACTACGTTAGTAGGATAGCTGAGGTAGTGTACGAACCGTATAAGAATGAAACAGGTATAAGCGTTGGTGATAAGGTTATAGTGCATCACAATGTATTTAGATGCTTCAGGGACATAAGAGGAGAGGAAAAGAATAGTAAGAGTTATTATGGTGATGGTATGTATATTGTACAGTTAAACCAGATATATGCTTACGATAAAGTAGATGAGAGTTGTAACTGCCCTAGGTGGTTTGCTTGTGAAGGCTTTAATCTAGTTAAGCCAATAAAAGAAACTAAAATGTTTTCAAGTAATTTTGAAAAACCACTAGTTGGTATTTTAAAACTAAAAGATCCAAAATTAAATGGATTACATGAGGGAGACTTGATCGGATTTGGACCAAGCTCTGAATATGAGTTTATTATAGGTGCTCAAAGATTATATAGAGTACCAACCACTTCAATAACAATTAAATATGAACGTACAGGAAACGAAGAAGAATATAATCCTAGCTGGACAGAAAGCGGTGGAGGAATTAATAAAAGTAGCTGAAGAAGCTATAGTTGATTCTGGAGACGATCTAACAGCTGATAAACTAAAAAATGCAGCTGCTACTAAGAAGTTAGCTATATTTGATGCGTTTGAAATATTGAGTAGAATACAGGAGGAAGAGGATTTATTAAATAACAAGCCAAAGGAGCAGGTTGAAGAAAAAAGCTTCACTGGTTTTGCAGAAAAAAGATCTAAGAATAAATGATCTACAAGCAAACCTTATACAGTATCGTAACACCTGTTAGGCAAAATACCATATCCAGACTGAACAAGTCTAAGAAGTGGTCTTATGGCTATAACAAAGAGCATGATATAATTGTTATAAGTAAAACTGGTCAAATAGGTGAGATATACAGTATAAACAACTTGAATATAGCTCTACCAAAAGAACCTGCTAAAATAGATAGATCTACTAACAAGTGGAAGGCTGAAGAATATCCTAAAGAACTCAAGTCTGTTGAGAGTATATTCGAATGGAGAGATTATCCAGAAGACTTTCAAAATAAATGGGAACCATATATAGATGAACAATTCAGAAGAAGAGACGAAGGCCATTGGTTTAATAATAAAAGCGTGGCTACTTACATTACTGGTACTCACTTTATGTACCTGCAGTGGTCCAAGATTGACGTTGGGAAACCAGACTTTAGAGAGGCAAACAGATTATTCTTTATATTCTGGGAAGCTTGCAAAGCAGACAAAAGATGTTATGGAATGTCCTACCTCAAAAACAGACGATCTGGATTTTCTTTTATGGCTTCCGGCGAGACTGTTAACCAAGCAACAATATCTTCAGATGCTAGATTTGGAATACTGTCAAAATCTGGATCCGATGCAAAGAAGATGTTTACAGACAAAGTTGTACCAATATCGGTTAACTATCCATTCTTCTTTAAACCAATACAAGACGGAATGGACCGTCCAAAGACAGAGCTCGCATACAGAATCCCAGCCTCTAGACTTACAAGGAAGTCAATACAATCAAAACAAGGCGCAGAAAAACTCGAAGGTCTCGACACAACGATTGACTGGAAAAACACAGGTGATAACTCCTACGATGGGGAAAAACTAAAACTACTAGTACACGACGAGAGTGGAAAGTGGGAGAGACCTGACAACATATTAAATAACTGGCGAGTTACTAAAACTTGTCTAAGATTAGGTAATAGAATTATAGGTAAGTGTATGATGGGTTCAACATCAAATGCTTTAGATAAAGGAGGTGCTAATTTTAAGAAGTTATTCAATAGCTCAGATACATCTAATAGAAACAGAAATGGACAAACAGCATCTGGCTTGTACTCTTTGTTTATACCTATGGAATGGAATTACGAGGGTTTTATAGATGAATACGGTCACCCTGTTTTTGACACACCTACTGAAGAAGTTCTAGATACATATGGTGATGTTATAGAAATGGGTGTTATAGAGAACTGGAATAATGAAGCAGATGGTTTAAGAAATG